GTCACATCATCCAGTAAGTTATCTGCTTCTATATCCCATATGTATCTCATGCTCTGTCTCCGCAGTAGCTGTTAAAATTCTATCTCTTCCTCTTCTTCTTCCCATATGTCCTGCTCTACCATACGTCCAGTATCCTGATTGTAGCGTAGTGCTGAACACAGTCCTGTCTCACCAGACCAACGGTTCTTTAGAACCCTGACCTGACTTACATGGGCGTGTTCCTTATCTTGCTGGTTCCTTTCCAATCCTATTACGATGTCACTAAGCTGACCAATAGCAGCACTACCACGTAGCTGTGACATACTAGTCTGTGCGCCATCCTCATGTCCTCTGTCACCAGACGGACGCTTGAGGTGAGACACTAATATCATGCCGCAGTTAAGTTCCTCAACCAAAGCACGTAGTCTAGTCATCGTGTTGTCAATTAGCCTACGTTCATCACCGCCTTCCAAACCTGATACAACAATACTAAGGTGGTCAAGAATAATGTAATCACACTCACAACCACGCACAAGGTAACGTATCTTGGATAGAAGGTTATCGCTATCAGTACTGCCCCAATGGTCATATAAGAAAACCCTACCAGACCCAACTGTAGCATCAAACGCATGACGTAACTCCTCTTCAGGGATGTCGTTCTGTCTAAGATGTAGTGGTTTGTTTAGTTCAATAGACATAAGACCAAGAGCAGTACGCTTTACGTTCTCCTCTAGTGCTATGTATCCTAGTGTCTGCCCATGCTTGATAAAGTTATAAGCAAACTCTCGTGCTAGTTGTGACTTACCGATACCAGAGCCAGCCGTTAGCGTAACGATCTCACCCTTACGACAACCACCTGTCTTATCCTGTAGTCCCTGATACTGGTAGGGTACTGAGTCCTTGTCATCATTAGCGATAACGATATCCCACACATCAGTACCAGCCACGATACCATCAGGTCTGAATACCTTAGCACCATAGATAGCATCCACTAGTTCCCCTACTCTGTTGGCTACCAACATCTCATTGGCATCCTTGACAGGTAGTCGTACTATCTTAGCCTTGTTGGGTGGTAGGATAGCTGCACATTCCTGTGCTGCCTTCTGCCCTACGTCATCCATATCAAAGCATAGTAGTACATGGTCAAAGGTACTGAGCCACTCAATAGATTTACCCACTGCTTTCTTAGCACTAGCACAGCCAGAGGGTAGGGATACCACAGGCCACTTGTTACCTAGTACTTGCGAGACAGACATAGCATCTATCTCACCCTCACAGATGGTAACAAACTTGCTACCCTCTCGCCACAGGTGTTCACCATACAGGCCAACCTCCTTGAGACTACCTATTACAGAGAAGTCCTTGTTTGGGAAGCGTACCTTCTGTGCCTTGAGCGTACCCTTAGCATCACGGTAGTTAGCAACCTGAACCTTCTGTCCCTTGTAGGTAGAGATGCCGTAGCCCCACTTAACACAAGTGTCGTAGGAAATGCCACGCTTCTTTAGCTCCCTGAACTCTGCGTCCAAGAAGATAGTGTCTTGTGTTTCAAATAGAGACATGACTTCCTCTTCGTTGTTAGCTGGTGTTAGTACCTGACAAGAGAAGCAGTAGTGTTTACCATCACTATACAAAGCGTTGGCATCACTACTGCCACAGTGAGGACAGGCTTCGTGCCTGATAAACTCACTCTCCTCGTTCATCCAGTTCTTCCTCTATGATTGAAGCCATCATGCGTAACCCATCAGCAATCCTAGCTAGGATGGGGTCAGGGTATTTGTCTGCATCATGTATCATATTGTAGGCCATGTCCTCGTAGTCTACTGACTCGTGAAACTCTGCTTCATCTACGAACACAGAAAAGCTGATGCCATTCTTATTGAACTCAGCCTGTAAGTCTACCTCTGATACAATCTCTTCACTGCTGTCGATGATACTCATCGTAGCCACTCCTCTGGTATAGTTCCTTCTGCCCAGACAAAACCATTACGTTCTGCCCACTCACGACAGGTCATCTTAGACCCATCCTTTCTTTTCTTAGCACCCTGAATGGTAGCGTTTGCGTTCTGAAACACAAAGCGAATGTCTCTGTCTGGATACTGTGCCTTGACTGCCTTCATCTTACGCTGGCTGTCCTGTCTAAAGTATCCCTTGAGTTCTACTATCATAGTGTCTAAGCATAAGTCAGGAATGTAGTGACGTTCCACATTATAAGCAATCTTCTCTGGCTCATAAGCATATGGAACGCCACGTTTATCTAGGTCTTCAATGACCCTTGCCTCAAAAGTCCCCTTCGTCATCGGCAGATGTACCCTGTTCATCAAACATAGCGGTGTCGCTTGCATCATCCTTGGCTACAGCAGAGGTGACAAAGCCATCCTCCTCGTCAAACATAGACGCAGCACTAGCACCATACTCTACTAGTTCAATAACCTGTACACCCTTGAGGCGTAGTGATACACCCACTGACTTAGTGGCTGGCATCATGTAGGGTACAGCATCAATAGCTACTGTTACCTTAGAACCATTACCAATCAACTCCTTGCCTGTCATTGGTGTACGCTTGGCATCTACAACGATAGGCTTCTGATAAGCCTTCGTTCCATCACGCCGTGTTAGTACAGCCTTCAGCTTGGTGTTGAATAGAATGTTACCTGTCTCGTTACCAGCTTCATCATACTCTGGTGTGTAGGCAGGGGTAGTGGACAGGAGAGCCTTAAGCTTAGGCTGTTCCTTGACAACTTCTGTTAGCTTGGCCTGTGCCATGCTGTCCAGTTGTTCACACAGTTCTGCTGCTTCTGCTGCTGGTACTGATACCTTGATAGTGTACTGTCCTTCGGGGACAAACTTAGTATCTGGTTCAAATACCTTAGCCCAGAGTGCAGTTCCTTTAATGTAAAGCATATAAACTCCTTTAGCTTTTTCGGTTAAAAGGCAAGAGGGGAACTTTAGAACTACGCAAAGAAGTAGTCTGAGTGTAGTACCTTACGTATGTCTAAGTTACCCATAGCAGGTGGCAGAGGGACATCCTCTGTACCTAAAGTTTGTATAGCATGATCCCTTAGTTCGGTCAACACATCATGCTCCTCGTACATCCTGACAAACTCATCACGAATAATGTTAGACATCCTAGGCATCAGACTACTATGAGTACCATAGCTGTCGTGTACCATAGCAAAGTCTGTCATACCATGACGCTTGCAGGTGTTGATAGTCTTAGTCATAGCAGCAGCATCAAGACTATGAATAAAGTTAGGGCTACTACCAGTACCTGTGCGTCTGCGTGACACAGTGTTCTGTTCCTCTAACATATTTAGCTTGATGATCTCGCCATTGATATGTGTCTTGATACGCTTAGTCGTAGTGTTGTTGTACGACTGAAGCACAAGCCAGCCTGTTGGTGTTATCCATTCCATATGTTTATTTAGGGTAGCATACACATCTCCTATACTCTTGACATAATCCATAACCTTACTTGCGGCTACGATAACATCCCCGATAGCATCCCATACATAGTTGGATAGGTATATACTAGCAGGGAATAGGTCATCCCCAAAGGGATTGTTACCTGTCTCCTTGATCTGTTCTTCCATTGCTTCCTGAATGTACGCACGACATGAGTGCTTAGTACCTGAGTAGGGTACGATCATCACTGGCCTCTTGGTAATCTTGCGGGATACACCAAAGGTAAGCCACTGCTTTGCTATGTTGTGGTCATCCTGCATTACACGGCTGAGTGTCTCGTCTGCTACCTCAGTGTAGATATCCTGAGGCACAGCGGCAGGTAGTAGATTGGTAGCCCTACCCCCACGCTCATCCCTAAGGATGGCTGAGAGGTGCTGTAGGCCGTTGCAACTGCCATCTGCTGACACAGGTAGGGTGGAGAGGTAGCCCCAGCCCTGCTTCACTAGCGCAGAGAACTCAAAGCACCATGCTAGAAACTGGTAGGGTTTGTCTGCCTCCATCCATAGCTGGTTGTCGTATGGGTTGTCAGCTACACGGTGTACCTCATCTGCCATGTCCCATGCCCATGACTCACGCTGGTCTAGTGTGATCTTGTCGTTACCATACAGGTTAGCACCATGAATACACAGCCATCGTGCATCCTCCCAGTTGTTGATGGCTACCCCATTGCGGAAGGTAAGTAGTGACTTACTCCAGTCTGCTGACTGAGGAGAGAGGAAGGTACAGCTTGCATACTTGCGGGAACGGAAGTCATTCTGCCAGACATAATAGAACTCATCATGTCCTGCATACTCTTCTGCTACCTGTAGTGTACGCTCAACCTGTATTCTCTTGCTCACGGTGCGATTGTTATGGGAGTAGATAGCATTACGCTGGCGTGACCAGACTAAGAACTCCTCCCTCTCTGCCCCTGTCAGTTGCTTAGGTTCCTTGGTGAAGGGATACATCGGTAGTGGTAGGTCATCCTTAGCGGGTAGCTTACCCCACTCCTGTCCGTTATCCCAGATAGTTCTTAGTACCTGTAGTACAGGCTTGTTAATCTGCCAAGCCGTATGTTGCAGGGCGTTAAGGCATGAGTACTCCTCGTGTAAGTCCTGTTCTTCTAGTCGTTTTAGTTGTTGTGCTACACTCATCTTCGCCTCACTATCGGTAACTCTGGTATGTTATCACTGTAGTACCCACCACCTGTCACTCCCTCCCAGTCCTTCGGGACTATAAGGCAGGGTGCAAAGCGTGGCTTGAGTGTCTCAGCGTAGTCATTGAAACCCTTGATCCACTCCTCTGTTTCCTTAGTAGCCTTAACTATAGTGGTAGTCTTGGTCTTGCTAGACCTCTGCTTCTGTAGTTCTATCAGTCCTGTGTATCTTACAATGATGTCAATGATACGACACCCAACATGAATACGATCAGACTTACTCCACTCTGTATGCTTGAATCCATCCTTGTTCATCTTGTGTGTCAGGCCGTAGCGTCTAGCACCATAGCCCTTCTTCAGTGCCAGCTTGATGGTGTTCCTAGCTACGTTACCCTCGTCACTGATCCACTTGTCTAGTCTGTCCTGCATCTCAACAGCACCACCAATAGTATTAGCTATGTATAGTAGCCCCTGCCTGACAGAGATACTGTCAACCAGTGTAATCAGGGACAGGTAGGCTACCTCCTCTACATCCATATCCTTTATGTGTCCATAGGTTATGTCTCTGTTTGATGTAGGGTTGTCTATTAGTTCCTGAATACCAGCAGCTACGGCTGTAACAATACGAGATACAATAGCCTGACCATACCTAGTCCTGCTCTCTGCTTTCTTTGAGACAGCCTTGTCTACTGTCCTTCGGTATCTATCAATACCTGCTGTAATCATGTCATGTTCCAGAGATAACTGAGTTTCTAAAGTTCCCCTCATGGTTAGACCCCCTATAGATTACTATTAAGTATACCTATACATCCTATAATAACTAGTGATAGTGTTAGTAGTACCATAAGACCTATAACATTTTCTAGTTCGGTTAGGTATCCGTATAGTGCTACTACTAGCATAGCCATGTAAATACCATAGAGTACAAGGTCTATCATTCCTCACCATATCTTTCTAGCATCCACTGTTG